CACAGCTGCAGAGATTGCAGAGATGTGTAAAGAACTAGACTCTGAGACTGGTAACTGGTATGCTAATAGACCTATCGAGCGTGAAGCTGATGGTGCTATTGAATATGTTTATAAAAATATATAAAAAAATTTAAATTATTTGAAAAAAACTGTTTACCTTTTCTTTATAATGTAGTATACTATAAGGGTAGAGAAAAGGAGCTAAATTATGATTATCGAATTTGCAAAAGTTGAAAATGGGTATCGCGGTACAACAGCATGGAATTGTACTAACTGTGTATCTGGTCATGAGATCTCAATTTACCAAGATATGCTAGGTGACTATATTGCTATCGTTGAGAAGCAGCTGGAAGATGGTTCTTTCGAATCATATGAAGAAGTATTTGATTCACTTGAGCCTGCAATGCGCTGGTGTGAATGTCCTACAGAGGACAACCCTGTTTGTCTTTCAACTTCATTTGGAGCGTAATATGTTTGGTGTGTATGGTGTTTATAGTCAGTTTGATGAACTGATATATATTGGATCAACTAAATTAAAACTTGAGTGGTTGGAAGACAATCACAGGAACTGGAGACGTAAGAACTACAGTCCAACTCTCTTTAGACAAGCTCTTGAAGACAGAGGAGAGGATTGGACTTTCAAGTGGATCCAGGAACCACGATCTGTATCTAAAACGCAGATTGAAATTGAAGAAGGTGCGTTGATTAGATACAACAAACCATTGTATAATGTAGACAAATATCCTTACGAGCATAGCGTAAGAGAAGGAAGGTTGGCTCAGATATGAAAGCGGCAAGTCGTAAAATCAAAGAGAATGATATGATGAAGTTTTTTGCTGAAGCTGAAAGCTATTCTGACTCTCAACTACGTGAAGTAGTAACAAAGTTGATTAGTGAGGCTCGTGCTCCTAATCAATCTATTCTTCGTAAGATTCCAACCATGAATAAAAACCAACTTATGAAAGTTGCATCAGATTTTTATCTGAAAGGATCTGGCCTAGGAGTAAGATAACATATGGCAGAAAAGAAATATTACTATTCAGAGGTCTTTAACTCTATTCAGGGTGAAGGCCTCTATACAGGACAGTGGACTCTCTGGTTGAGATTCTTTCTGTGTAATCTACAGTGTAATGGATTTGGTCAGATTGATCCTACTAATCCCGATACATACGATCTACCATTTGAAGACTTTGATGCATCTACAGTCAATCGAGTGGAAGATCTACCTGTATGGGAAAAGGGTTGTGACTCATCATACACTTGGTCTAAGAAGTTTAAACACTTGATGGGTCAGAAGACTGCTCGTGAGCTTGTAGATCTTATTCGTGAGACTACTAAGACTGAGACTAACCCAGAAGGTAACTTTTTACATCCAGAATCTAAGCAGACAGCACATATGTGCTTTACTGGTGGTGAGCCTCTGATGCGTCATGCACAGACTGCTTTCATGGAGATGTGGGAGTGCTTTAAGTTTGATCAGAACCTACCAGACTCAATTACATTTGAGACTAATGGTACTCAGATGTTATCTGATCAGTTCTTTGATTACATTACAAACAAAGGTTTGTATAACACACCTATGTTCTTCTCATGTTCTCCTAAGCTATGGACTGTGGCTGGTGAGAAGGGTGACAAAGCTATCAAGCCAGAAGTAGTTGCTCAGTATGCGCATGCATCTGCTGTAATCAACGAGCAATGGAGACGACCACCTGGCCAGCTGAAGTTTGTTCTTGGTGACAAGAAAGAACAATGGGATGAGGTAGATGATGTTATCAATAACTTCCGAGCTGCTGGTGTTCATTGGCCTGTATACATTATGCCTGTTGGGGCTACCGTAGAAGAACAAGAGGACTCTGGTGGTAAGGTTGCTGAGATTGCCTTTAAGAAAGGCTATAACGTATCTGGTAGACTACACTGTCATTTATTTGGAAACGCGATAGGAACATGATGAAATATTATAGTACAAAAACATATGGACATGAACGTGGGCTGAGCTGTGCATTCAGACAGCCTAACGCTTCACACTCTCATTGCTCTCTAATTCATGGATATGCACTTTCATTTAAGTTTACATTTTCATGTACTGAGCTTGACGATAAGAACTGGGTTCAAGACTTTGGTGGATTGAAAGATCTAAAGGATTGGCTTGAGACTCAGTTTGATCATACACTTGCTGCTGATGTAAACGATCCTAAGTTAGCAGACCTACAAGAGCTTGAAGATAGAGGCTTGATTGATCTAAGAGTAATGAATGGTGTTGGTTGTGAGAAATTTGCGGAGCACGCTCTTGTCTTTGCTGACGAATTAGTGTATAATGCTTCGAAAGGTCGTGTATCTTGTATCGAATGTGAGGTACGAGAGCATGGTGCTAATAGTGCAATTGTAAGGAAAGATTAATGGGTATTGCAGATAAGATTAGAAAAGAATTAGATAAGACGGGTAAGCGCTATTGGGCTGGCGACAATATCTCTGAGTTTATTTCAGATAAAGATAAGCAGTCTCTGATTGATGAGCTGACTGAAAAGTTTGAAGGAGTACTTGATACTCTGTTGATTGATAGACATACAGATCCTAACTCTATGGATACTCCTCGTCGTCTTGCTAAGATGTATATGAATGAGATTATGTCTGGTCGTTATGATGCACCACCTAAGGTGACTGCATTCCCTAATAATGATCCTGAGACTCGTTATGGTGGTATGTTGGTTGCACGTGCAGAGATTATCTCTATGTGTTCACATCACCATCAGCCAGTTAAAGGTGTATGTTATATTGGATTGCTAGCAGGTCAGAACCTGATTGGCTTGTCTAAGTATGCTCGTATTGCTCAGTGGGTAGCTCGTCGTGGTACTCTACAAGAAGAGTTGACTATGCAGATTGCTAATGAGTTGATTGAACATACAGGTACAAAAGACCTGGCTGTGTATATCCAAGCTACTCATGGTTGTATGGAGAATAGAGGAGTGGTTGCTCACTCATCATTGACACAGACTACTGAGCTGCGTGGTCAGTTCTTTAATCCATCTGTGAAGAATGAATTTTTAGATTATTTGAAAATGCAACAGACATTTGCAGGAACGAGGACATAATGGCATTTGAATGGCACCGTACTCATAAGATTGATGAGTGGGTAGAAAATGAAATGATTGAGAGTGTTTGGGAACGCGTTTCTGAATTCTACGGAGTTGAGGAAGTAAGTGACCTAACAGAAGAACAAATTGCTGAGATTGATGCCTTCCGTACGGATGAGCTCAATGATTATTCTCCACTACAATGGGGATTCAGCTGGCTTGTTAATACATGGGAAAGTGAGCAAGAGTATGAAGAGTAAAGATTTTATTTGGGTTACGTTTCAGAAAGAAGGTATCCATAAGTATCCAGCAGCACTGGAAGATCCTGATTTAGGTGCAGTGAGCTTCTTAGGTTATCCTCACAGACATATGTTTCACTTCCGTGTTGAGCTAGAAGTGATGCATGATGATCGTGATGTAGAGTTTATCTTGTTCAAACGTGAACTGGAAGAACTATACAATATTGGTACTATGGAACTGGACTACAAGTCTTGTGAAATGATGGCTCGTGAGCTTGCTGGATATATTCGTAATAAGTATCCAGATCGTGATATTGCTATTGAAGTATCAGAAGATGGTGAGAACGGTTGCCGTCTAACCTTCCCTAACGAATAGGAGACATTATGGTAGACTTTTGTCACATTTCACCAACCGCTTATCTGCCTTCGTTTACACGCACTAATGGATCACATCTACTCTTAGCCCATCTAGTTGAGAGTGATCCTGAGTATAGAGACTTCTATGCTAACCTGGATGATGGTAAGTTTAAGATTATGGATAATTCTGCTTTTGAAATGTATAAGCAGGGTCGTCCTATGTATCCAACAAACAAGTTACTTGAAATGGGTCGAGCTTGTAATGCTGATATGATTGTTCTATCTGACTATCCTGGTGAGCCAGGACAGAAGACTATCGACGCATGTAAGAAGACTGCAAATAAGTACAAAGATGCTGGCTTTGATACATTCTTTGTTCCTCAGTCAGAGGTGGGTGACTTTGAAGATTATATGCAATGTATGACTTGGGCTCTTCAAGAAGCTGCTAAGCCTGACGCTCTTGTTGATCGTATCGGTCTTTCTATTCTTGGTTGTCCTAATGCATATGGTGTTGAGAAAGATAATAAGCTGCAACGATACCTATCTCGCTATGCAATCCTGAAAGAGATTGATGACCGTCAGCTTATTGAGCTAGAACATATTGGTGTGTTCCATTGCTTAGGTATGGTTGATGGACCTCGTGAGATTGAATTGCTCGAGCCATGGAAAGACTTCATTGCTACTTGGGATTCATCTGCAGCTGTATGGGCTGGCTTGAATAATGTCCGATTTGATAACTCACCTACTGGTTTGGTTAATGGTAAGTTTGAGAAAGAAGTAGATTTTGATTTTAGAAGTAATTTAACTGTTGATCAGATTGCTGATGTGCTGTATAATATTGACTATATTGATGAGTTAATTGAAAGGCTATATTATGAGTAATCAACGTAGAGGTAACTACAAACCTGCAAGTGCGAGCGACGGCTCGTCTATGAATACCGTTATGTTCTTTAAGGAAGCTAAGCTGGCTCTTGAGCAAGCTGGTAATGAAGATGCTGCATTCTACTTTGAACAGGTAGAAGAATGGTTAAGAGCTGGTAAGGGTCTTCCGAGTAGTGCTCGTGAGGTTAGTAAGGTCCTCGCGTTATGATTGACATTGTTAAGTGGAAACAGGCTCGGCATGACTTAGGTTATGTCGAGCATATCGCGTATGACTCCGTAACAAGTAAAGTAGTAGGACGAGTACATAAGGTTGGTAAGAAGTACCAAGCTAATGTAACTGGTCGACCTATATTTCATAGAAGCTCTTTACAATCTGCTAAAAATGATGTACAATATATGTACGATAAACTTGGAGTTGGTAATGTTCAGTAAGAATGAAGATAAGATCATAAAAGAGATTACAGAGTATATTGCATCTACATATGATGCGCATTATGCTAATGATAAAAAGATTCAGGTAACTGATATCTGGGAAAGTATGGGTATGGCTAAAGAAGCATACCGTACTAATATGGTTAAGTATATCATCAGAGCTGGTAACAAGGGTGACCAGGAACGTAAGGACATAATGAAGATCATCCATTATGCTATCTTATATCTGAATGAAATGGAGAAGAAATAATGAGTATGATTAATATTGGTGGTGACAATAAGTCATCTCTGTCAGCTATTCAACCTGGTGATGTACAGCCTAATGCTGTAGACCTTCGTTTGGGTAAAGTATTCTGGATTGCTGCAAATGAATTCTTGATTGATGAAGATCAGAAGAAGCACCGCGGTAGTGTAGAAAAGATGGTTGATGATGATGGATACTTCCGTCTCGAGCCTGGTAGCTATGAAGTGATTATGGAGAATCAGATCTCTGTAGGCGATGGTGAAGCCGGCTTTGTTATTACAAGGTCTACTCTGAACCGTAATGGCGTCTTCTTAACATCAGGCCTATATGACACGGGCTATGAAGGAGTAATGGCTGGTGTAATGCATGTTACTACTGGTTCTATGAAGATCAAGCCTGGTACTCGTATTGGTCAATACTTATCGTGGGAAGCAGAAGCTCTATCTAAGTATGATGGCGACTATGGACATGGTAAAGCTCATGACCAAAAGTATACATAATACAGTAGGGTTTACTTGTTCTACATTTGATCTGCTTCACGCTGGGCATGTACAGATGCTGCGTGAAGCTAAGAGTCAATGTGACTATCTAATCTGTGGATTGCAAATTGATCCATCATTAGATAGACCAGACAAGAATCCACCCGTCCAAACAGTAGTAGAAAGGTATGTCCAATTATCAGCTATCAGCTATGTGGATGAGATCGTGCCGTATGCCACGGAAAAAGATCTCGAAGACATACTCAATATGTTTGATATCGATCTACGAATTATTGGAGATGAATATAAAAAGAAAACATTCACTGGCCGCGCTATCTGTTCCAAGAGAGGAATAGAAGTATATTACAACAAACGTGATCACAGATTCTCATCAAGTGATCTAAGAAAAAGAGTAGCTACTAGGGAGACCGAAAATGTCAGCAACACAGGAATGGATTAAAGAACAATTTGCAAAAGAATCACCACGCGTGGTTACAGAATATTCGTTGCAAAAGCAGGTAGATGAGTTGTATAATAGGGTCAAACAACTTGAAGAAGATATGGCATACAATATGAAGGATCGCTAATATGTCGATTATGGATAAACTAAAGAAGAATAGTAAAGTAAAGTTTACTGAGGTTCTATCAGAATCTAAATTCTTCAATGATAAAGATATGGTACCAACAGACGTTCCTATGATGAACGTAGCTCTGTCTGGTTCCATTGATGGAGGAGTGGCACCTGGTCTTACTGTGCTTGCTGGTCCATCTAAACACTTCAAGACGTCCTTTGCTCTCATTATGGCAGCTGCCTACATGAAGAAGTATGAGGATGCAGTTCTGATGTTCTATGACTCAGAATTTGGTTCACCACAATCATACTTCACTCAGTATGGTATTGATACATCGAGAGTGCTTCATACTCCTATTACTAATGTAGAGGAACTGAAGTTTGATCTTATTTCACAATTGGAAGAAATTGACCGTGGAGATAAAGTAATTGTTGTTATCGATTCTGTTGGTAACCTGGCTTCTAAGAAGGAGCTCGAAGATGCAATCAATGAAAAGTCTGTAGCAGATATGTCACGAGCAAAGTCTCTCAAAGGCTTGTTCCGTATGGTGACTCCATATCTGAATATGAAAGACATTCCTATGATTGCTGTGAACCATACATATATGGAAATTGGTATGTTCCCTAAGGCTGTTGTGTCTGGTGGAACAGGTATCTACTACTCAGCAGATAACATCTGGATCCTTGGTCGTCAGCAAGACAAACAAGGTACAGAGATCAAAGGATATCATTTTGTAATCAATGTGGAGAAATCTCGCTATGTCAAAGAAAAGTCCAAAATACCTATCTCTGTATCTTGGGATGGTGGTGTATCTAAGTTTAGCGGCCTTCTTGCTGTTGCCCTTGACGGAGGCTATGTCGGCAAGCCTAGCAACGGTTGGTATTGTACTATTGATCGAGATACTGGAGAGCTTCGAGATCCGAAAGTCCGAGAAAAAGAAACGCTCAGCGCAGAGTTCTGGGAACCAATCTTCAAAGACACAGACTTCAAAGACTACGTGAAGGATAAATTTGCCATTGGTGGTAACGTATCTAACGAACTAGACATTGAGGTTGAAGATGCAGTTTGAAGAAAATGTACACTATCAGCTGACCCCCATGGAAGGACATGATCAAGCATGGGGCATCAGAATCCTTGAAGGCATGTATGCAGAGACTGTTATCATGTATGGTGAGATTGCTTTTAATGAAGATGATGATGACATTGAAGATGATGAATGTACTATGTCGTTTCAGTTAGAGATTATAGAATCGCCTGATCCAGACTTGACCTCAGATGATGTTGACTTTCAAGATTATTGTGGTAAAATGTTAACTGCTATCATTACAAGAGCAATAGAACGCCAAGAGCTGGAGATGGTTGAACGTGAAAGCGAATCTGGAACAAACGATACTACGGAACATTCTGACTGATGAAAACTATATGCGGAAGGTACTTCCGTTCATCAAGCCAGATTACTTCGAGGGTATCTATCGTATATTATTTAAAGAAGCAGGTAAGTTTGTTGCAAAGTATAACAAGCTGCCTACTGCTGAGACGTTTAAGATTGAGCTTGATCAAGCCGATCGGATAACTGGTGAGAACTATACTGTAGCTGTTGATATCCTTCCTCAGCTATTCAGTAAAGAAGCTATCGATGAACAATGGCTGTTAGACAATACAGAGAAGTGGTGTCAGGATAGAGCAATCTATAATGCCATCATGGAATCCATATCGATTATTGATGGCAAACACGAAACACTTACAAAGGGAGCGTTACCAGACCTTTTGTCGAAGGCATTAGGTGTAGCGTTTGATACAAATGTCGGACACGATTACATCGAAAACTTCGAAGACAGATGGGACTTCTACCATCACGAAGAATCTAGAATTGCTTTTGACCTCGAGCACTTTAACCAAATTACAAAAGGTGGAATACCGAACAAAACTCTTAATATTGCTCTCGCTGGTACAGGTGTCGGTAAGTCTTTATTTATGTGTCATGTTGCATCGTCTGCTCTAGTAGATGGTAAGAATGTACTTTATATCACTATGGAGATGTCTGAAGAGAAGATTGCAGAACGCATCGATGCGAATCTTCTAAATGTACCAATCGATCAGTTACCTCATCTATCTAAGGATATGTTCCGTACAAAGGTAGAAGATATTGCTCGTAAGACCACAGGTAAGTTGATTGTAAAAGAATATCCAACTGGTTCTGCTCATGCTGGACACTTTCGTGCACTACTAAATGAACTTAAACTAAAACGTCAGTTTGAACCTGACCTTGTTTTTATCGACTATCTAAATATATGTGCAAGCTCACGTATGAAAGGTATGGGAGGATCGATCAATAGTTACAACTATATTAAGGCGATTGCAGAAGAGCTCCGTGGTCTCGCAGTCGAATATGATGTCCCTATTTTTAGTGCAACTCAGACTACACGTTCTGGCTATACAAACTCGGATATTGGCTTGGAGGATACGTCGGAGTCATTTGGCCTCCCAGCGACAGCAGACTTAATGTTTGCATTGATATCAACAGAAGAGCTTGAACAGCAAGGCCAGATGATGGTTAAGCAACTGAAGAATAGATATAATGATCCAACATCTAACAAACGATTTGTGATTGGTGTAGATAGATCTAAGATGAGATTGTTTGATGTGGATCCAAACGAACAGACTCTTACAGATGACACTCCTGTGTTTGATAAGAGTGATATGCAAGATCAATTATCTAAGTTTAAGGATTTCAAGATAGCATGAGAGTAGAACATGGTAAGCAATGGGGAGTAGATGAATACAAAGACAGAGTAGCTGTTATCTACTACAACCAAAGTAAAGAATGGTTTGAGGTTGACTTCTACGGTGCTGGCAAGCTCTTAGAGACTCGAAAGATGGTAACAGAGTCTGCTGATTGGGGAAGATGTGTTCATAGTCTAAGATATGCAGAAGACGCTGCAGAGAATTATTGTTTAGGTTATATGGCGATGGATGGACAAAGTGTTTAACAAAGTAATGAGACGATTGGGATTGAAAGATGATTATGGATATTGTGACCCTAGCATTGTTGGATTCATAGTATTGTGGACACTATTTGGCTACGGTGCTTATCTTGCAATCTTAGGTATTGTTGATAGGTTCTCATAATGTATATTCAAATCTCGGATGAATATGCACATGACATAATCGTTGCAAAATTACAAGATGACTATGACGATATCTGTGACGATATTACTCTTATTACAGCTATGAACAAAGCTGGTGAGACTAATATTAATTTAGATAATTTCTACTTAGTTAAAAATTCTATTAGAGTAGTATTACGGTATCATATGGAAGAGGATATGTTTGATGAGTGGGAAGATCAGAATACTAGATCATCAACAACAACTGATGGCAATCACAGCGGAAGAGTGCGGTGAGCTAACTCAGGTTTGTATGAAGATCTTACGTCGAGGTGAGATTGATCAAAACATGCGTACAAAGTTAATTGAAGAGGTTGGTGATGTTATGTGTATGATTGATTTGATGCATGAGCATGATATCTTCAGTTTTACAGATGTTGAAGAACGCATAGATATAAAGAAAGATAAATTAAGAGTGTGGAGTGATTTAGTATGAATGCTCGATTGATTAGTTATTCACAACCAACGGAGGATCTATATGTCGGTGAAGATATCCAAGAACTTATTGCGTATTGCGCCCGTGTCTCGAATCCCTCAAACCAAACAAACTCCGAAACGTCCGAAAGATTGTTATCATATCTTGCAAAACACGCGCATTGGTCGCCTTTCGAAATGGTGTCTGCTTGCATAGAGATTGAGACCACACGAGACATTGCTCGTCAGATCTTACGACATAGATCATTCTCATTCCAAGAGTTCAGTCAGCGTTATGCTAATCCACTCGAGGATCTCAAGATGACACCTACCTCTGAAATTAGAGCACAGGATCCAAAGAACCGTCAGAATTCAATTGATCGTGAAGATGTTGATATTCAGATGGATTGGATCAAGGCTCAATGTGAAGTAATTAATGCTGCAAAGAAGGCATATCAGTTTGCTATCGATAATGGTATCGCAAAAGAGCTTGCACGTAAAGTATTACCAGAAGGCTTAACAGAATCCAGATTGTATATGAATGGCACAATCCGTTCATGGATCCATTTCATTGAGTTGCGATCTGGTAATGGAACACAGAAAGAATGTCAAGAGGTTGCACTAGCATGTGCTAAAGCAATTACTGAGATCTTTCCATTAGCGGATAAGTTTATTGCAAAATAAATGTTGACGTTATTTAAAAAAGGATGTATAATGTAAGGGTAATTACTGAGGAGTGAATTATGCTTAAGTTTTTTCCAGTTGCTCTGTGCGCTATCGGTCTTTCGTTCCTTTCTTCCGGTCAAGCGCACGGAGCATCCACCGCAGAAGCTGGAGTATTCCATTCTGCTGAATCAGAACAAAAGTGTCTTGCAGATAACATTTATTTTGAGGCACGTAACCAGTCAGCAAAGGGGATGATCGGTGTCGCTCTTACTACTCGCAATCGTGTTCATGATAGCCGCTTCCCTCATTCATATTGTGAGGTTGTTAAGCAAGGACCTACTAAGTCATCGTGGAAAGATATTGACGTTATGGTCCCTATTCGTCACCGGTGTCAATTTAGTTGGTATTGTGACGGCAAGTCTGATGATATTCCTTATTACGATCTTGACATCTATCAGTTTGCTAGAACCATTGCTTTCAAAATTTATTATGGGCATCTTGATGATTTCACTGAAGGCGCTACTCATTATCATGCCAATTATGTAACACCCGAATGGGCTGAAACAAAAACAATAACAACAGTGATCGACGATCACATATTCTACAGATGGGAAAGATGATGGAAGAACAAAAAGAATTTAGTTTCACTTATCCTGATCAAACAACTAAAGATGTTGATAGTGCATCACCACTGACATTTACAATAGATTTTAATGATCATCACACTGATTATAACTGGGGAAATGATTTTACAGTTAACATCAGGCCTCCATACAGGTATAGAGAAGATGATTTAATCAGAGGATTTGAACAATATCTTCAGGACTGCTATGATGCCGATGGTTCCGACGATGAGCTTAACACCGCAGAGTTCATGATGAAAAGCGGCAATGGGAGTGGGTACTTGATTGGCAACATCTTGAAACATGCACAGCGCTATAACAAGAATGAGGCCAGCGATAACTCCAGGAATGATCTTCTCAAAGTCATGCATTATGCCTTACTCCAGTTATATGTGCACGATCTACGCAGCAACAAAGATGAGAACGATAGCAGCAGCCATACCACCAACTACAGCAATAGCTATAGCAGCTTGAGTTAGGTTTTCGTTAAACTCTCTTTGTTTACGAATCCTTTCACGTTTTAGCTCCTCCAAGCGTTCACGCTCCTCTCTCAATCTCTTCGCTCGGAGGTCTACGATTGATTGCCAAGTTCCAGGTCCAAAACGAAAGTCTATGAGATTTCTCATCTCTTGCATTTTCTCTTGGGCCAACTTGGCATCAATCACTTCCTGAGCTACAGATTTAATACCAAACTGATCACCCATGCCAACACCTGCCTTGCGGGCACGTGCTTTCTGGATCTGCTCCTCTCCTACGAACAGATCTTCAATCTTATCGGTAATTTCTCTAATGTCGCTGACCGTCTCGATATTGCTCTTGATAAAGTCAACGCTCTGCTTCACTAAGGCAATCCCTGTGAGCACTTCTGCGAATACCATGTTGATCTTCCTCTAAAAGTAAGATATAATTCGCATACTAGATAATGTACTTCACAATAGTATTTATACTAAAAGGTGATTTCATTATAAATAAAAATGAAGATGTTGAAGGTATACTGGACCCGGGGGCGGTACCCGGCGCCTCCACCATAACACTATGGGGGCGAAATAGGATCGACAGGTATTGAGTCTTCGAAAAAGTAAATGCAAACGATAACTTTGCACCTGAGATGCGCCTAGCGGCATAGTCTCCGGGCTGGCCACTTGCCTCGGAACAGAAAAGTGGCACCTTAATGGAGATAGAATGTACTACGTATTGAGTTTATACCTTAGTTATATGATAGTCGTATATGTTGGAATCACACTAGGTTATCATAGATACTTTGCTCATAGACAATTTAAAGCCTCACCACTACAAGAAATCATAATGCTATTGTGCGGTACAATATGTGGAGGAAGATCTCCAATCATATGGTGTGCTGTACACAGAACACATCATGCTTATGCTGATACAGAAAAAGATCCACATGGCCATGATTGGAGAACTCTATTTGGTATGTGGGAAGCAAACAAACTCGAACCAAGATTTACAAAAGATCTTTTACGTAATCCTAGAGTGAAGTGGTTCCATAATTATGGTAAATACATCTGGTTGATTAGCTTACCAATAACACTACATATAACCATATTGAGCTTCATAGGATTTGGAATCATTAATTATTTTGGACATAAAGATAATCAGCCAGTTAACAGATGGTGGCTTAATTTGATAGCACCAGCAGAAGGTAATCATAAGGATCATCATGAAAAGTCGAAACGACCTGCCTAACTTTAAGAAACTTGATATCAAAGTTGATGTTGAGAAACTACTTGCATGCTTCTCAACAGATTACAATCAAGATGAAATTAGTAAGACTTGTGGTGAACCATATCTGAGCGATAATTATAATCAGATCTCAATTACAACTTACTCTAAAATGAATTATATTAGAGGTAAAGAAGATGAGAGATGTTATGGAGAGATACTGCCACAGTATGTTGGTACATATGTTGAAGAAGTCATTAATATGTTTAAGTCTCCTGTAACACGAGCTAGGCTGATAGTCAAAGAACCAGAAGCATTCATCAAACCTCATATTGATTATGATACACTATACAGCGTTAGATATTACATTCCATTACAAACTAATCAATGGGCAATGACTGCTGTACAAAAGAAAGGTGAGTCACCAGAGGTTAAACATCTTGAAGCAGATGGAAGTGTGTGGTTTGTTAATCCAGGACAGCTGCATAGCGCTTGGAACTTTGGGTCCAATAATGACGTACGATTGGTGTTATCTGTGAATGGGCAGGAGGACTTAGTATGATGGTAGATTTAAACGAGAGTCTGTATAAAGTAGATGTAGAGATCTCAGATATATTTGAGGGAGTGAAAGAAGAGCTCTCGTGGTATAAAGATCGTATGATGGCTTATCGCGAAACCATTACTCAAGATAATGACAGAATTGTTAGTGTGTATCCTTCAAATGGATCTCATAGGTTGCAGAAGGTAAAGCCTGGCAGATTGAAAATAACTGAACATGATGATTTCACAACCTATTGGCAAAAAGAACAAGGTACATGGATGTACTTTCGCGTTGATAGAGACGAAGATAAGAACATCAAAGAGTTAATCGATCGTGTGGTGAAAGCAGCAGGATATACTGGTAATGATGTTCAAACAAGTTTATCATTTAAGGGACCTGGTTATGTATTAGAGAGCCATGTGGATTTAGATTGTGAAAACAATCAGTGGCGATATCACGTGATAATAGAATCCAACCCAGATAACTTCATTATAAGTAATAGCTCACCTCCAGCTACATTCTGGGCTGAAGATGAAGATCCTAATTTGGATTACAAAGTGATACCACAAGAAGGTGAAGTTTGGGCATTGAAAGTTACTGTCAATCATAGTGCTGGGAATAGGAGTGAGTCTGAAAACTCATATCATTTTATCATTGATTTAGTATAGGAATAGTATGGAAGCGGTCATATATGATATAGATCTTGCAAAAGCAAGTAGAGAAGAAATACGAGAAATGGGTCGTCGTATTCCAATTGATAAAGTGTTGGTTGTTAGAAATCAAGACTTGTCGAAAAGGGATATGGTTAGAGTAGCAAGAACGATTGGGAACACAGTTAAGCCTGGTCAGTTTATGAATGATGATGTGTATCCTGACTTATGCAGAGTTACTAATGAACGTGATGGTGATGGTGAGAAAATTGGTATCTTTGCTGATGGTGAACTAGACTGGCATAGTAATGGTAATGCAAGAGACGCTGGTAAAGAATCATGTGTAGCATTATATTGTGTACGTCCTGGTGTTGATAGTGTTACCAGCTTTTGTGATACGAGACAGGCTTGGCTAGATCTATCAGAAGAAGAAAAAGAGTTGTGTCTCAAACTTGATGGTCATTTCAAGTTTATGAATAATACTTTTTATGAGCTTGAAGAAGATGACAAAGAGTTGCAGATGTATAAAGAACATCCAGCGTTTGTTGAAGGTGTAACAAAGCCGTTTGTCTATACACATCCATACACCAAAGAAATAGGATTGTACTTCACATATCATTATATTCAAAAGTTATATGATAGAGAGACTGGTCAAGATTATATGCACGTGGTAGATTACTTAATGGATCATGTGTTTCAAGATAAGTACATCCACCATCACGACGATTGGCAGCCTGGAGATTTTATATTCATGGATCAGTGGCACACCATCCACAAACGAAATGAAGTCAAAGGTGATAGATTCTTGTGGAGATTGGCTTTTGACTACGAACATTGCTACTGATATAAAATTTATCACAGATCATGATCGTATGTCGGAACTTGGTAAAGCAGCTGCAGAATATGATCCAACAAACTTCAAACATTTTGATCAAAGGATAGAGAATTATCTTGTTTGGATATTAGCATACATTGGAAAAGAACCAGCTGCTATGTGTGGGATATGGAGATGTAATAAGTGGTTTGATAATCTATATCGTGTAGGTGATAGGAGTTTTTATTTTCCAATTATGAGAGAACGATCACTTGCATATGATATTGATAACAGAGCTTTGTTAAGTAAGGAGCTGCTACCAATACAACTTGACTTTGTAGCTGGTATGAAAGGTATACCATTCGTAAGTATGTTAAAAAATAAGAATGCTTTGAAACGTGGTATGAAGTCATACAACGATCTTGGATATGATCAAATGAAAGTTCTTGATTCTACGTACTATACGTGTGATGATGATCATTTTACAAACGAAAGATGTTGGCAGTGGATATCAGTTTTAGAGAAGCAGGAGTGGCGGTTCAATGATAGAACACTTAGATCTTCAGTATAATAAAGTAAAATTACTTTCAGAGTTTGAAGATAAAGATAAGGATGTATTCAGACCATCAAAGGCGCGTGCTAAGACTTGGTTTACTGAACAACAAGACTGGAAAGTTAATACAGAGTGGGAACCTGAAGGTGAAGCTGGTAGACTTCAACAGCTGTTTATGAAGATTTTTGATAAACAAGTCATAGTCAAATACTTTGATCTCAAAGAGAATGCTGAGATTCCACCTCACAAAGATCTTGGACATAGAACCTGTATCAACATTATTCTTGATGGAGATGCACCAGTCTGCTTTAGAGATGGTCCAGAAGAAAGATACGAGTGTGCTATGTTAAACGTAGCAAAGAGACATTGGGTACCTGCAGGCAGTCGTCGGAAGATGGTAAAGTTTATCATATTTGATCTCTTCTTTGATGAAGCTCTTGAACGGTGGAATAATTTTAATGATGAATCTATTTTACGTGACGGGTAAACAAAGAGGCCTTGGTAAGTATTGGTCTGATCATTATCTCACAACTGACAATCCAGAAGAAGCTGATATCATATTCAACTGTGAACATGAAAAGCAGATGAGAATACTTCATGAGTATGGTAAGACGCATAGAGTGATTACCATAGGATCACATGCAAGCGACTTTCCATATAAGAGTAAATATCATGCAATGAAGTATGGTATACGAATGTTAAGTGGTAAGCTATGGGATGAAGGATACAATACTACATGTATCAACTTTGGATACTTTGAAAGTCCACGAGCCGCTCATAAGCAAGTACCAAAAATGAAGCTATCAGAAGTTGAAGATGTAATCATGTGGGTAATACAATCACAACATAGAATAAAAGAAATCACCATATCACCATGATTCATCATATACACAATTTAGAATATGATAAAGATATTTTGCTGCTCGAATCAGAATATATGGATTATACACCATACGAGAATGGATATAATGATGGCAGCTGGTTCAGTCATGCTCCGAGTTGGTTACAGGGGCATGTAAAGGATGAGAAATATGGTGGCGAAGTATTCAGAGTTTTAAATAACATAAAAACCATAACTGGTGTAAAAGATATAAGGCCTAGGTTTTACAAACAAAAAGAAAATACAGAAGTCCCAATGCATGCAGATATTGGTACACAGTGTTCAATTAATATTGTGTTATCTGATAACGCAGGACCAATATGTTTTGAAGGTCACGGAGAGTTTACATACTCATGTGCAGTACTTGATGTAACTAAACGTCATTCAGTACCAGCTTATCCCGAGGAAAGAATCTTATTGAAGTATTCTATATTTGATTATGGATATGAATATGTCTGCATGAAGTTTTCCATGTAGCCAAAGCTATCACCATCTTCATGAAATATGATTGAGAACATTAATCTATCTTCAGATGCTGGATCAACATAATGTTCATGTTCACTTACATTTAATAATGCACAATCATATTGTACGTCTTCTCCACCTATATGTAAGGTTTCAGAAGAATCACCTTTTAGTATAATGTTGATTCTTGATACGGCTATTGTGTCAGTATGAGGTTTAACTTCTGTCCCAGCTTTCTGTAAATAGTATCCCATATACGGTTCATTAGGAAACGTATCACGTATTGTCATGGCATAGCTGCCAACACTATGTGTTTTCATCCAAGCCGAGTTATATGAACTCACAGATGAAAGAGTACTCGAGTCAAACTCAGACAACAACGTGTCCTTGTTCCAAGGGCATGTGAAACTATAAATTTTATCGGACATCTAGTAATCCTCGTTCGTCTAATCTTTTATAAACTTCTTCCCAAGGGTGTCTGAGACAGAATTTTAAAATAAGCCTATCGTTTGGATCTGGTTCAACTGAATGCATACAGTGCCCCACATCTATAAACGCACATTCATATTTATATGGTTCTCCTTCTATATGTATAATAGGAGTAGTGTCAAACAAGTTAATGTTTATACTTACCATCTTATCTTCATCAGTATGAGGCTCGAGTCTAGTGTCTCTGAATTGATAAGAGAATCTTGGAAAATTGTTCATACCAAATATGTTTAATTCTTTTTCTATATCAGCAAATAATGGTTTTAATTCAGAATCGTCTCGTATGAAGAGCTGATACCAAAAGGGATCTTGCTTCTTTGGTACCATCCAGTGCCATTGACCTTTTTGGATATTATCAAAGAAGATGTCTCGATACTTCTTTTTGTTGATATCGTAATCCAAATGAATTAGATTTTTTTTCATTTTATTTAAACTTTCTTGTTGACCTTTTCTCAATTATCCCTGATAATATATGTATAGTGAGAAGAGGAGTTAAATTATGAGATTCACAGTTTTACAGATTCGCAAAGACCTTAAACAAGATCAGCGTGCTTTTGAAGCAATGGTTTGTGGTAACGTCGATAAGATGTTCTTTCTGCAGGCATACGAAGAAGTTTGTGCTATCGAAGCTAACGATCTTGATGAAGTGTTTGAGATTGGTAACATTGGTCCTGAGTCAAAGATCGAGCGTTTCGGTCGTATGCATTCTGTATCAGTTGGTGATGTTATTCAAACTGAGAAGAATGAATTGTTTGTTGTTAAGGGTCTTGGCTTTGAAAGAATGGGAGCTTAATTATGGGTATGTCTAATTACGTAATGTCACTTGAAGATCAGTTCTTTGATGCAGCTGCAGAAGTTGTAATGGAGTGTGAAGATTTTGAACAGTTTTATGATCTGATGAGACCTCAGCTTGATCTTGTGAAGCATATGGATGTGCATGAGATTGTCAATATCTTGAATGGTATCTGGGAAGAATACTGGAGCTATTACCAGTAAAAAAAATTGAAAAAAAGTGAAAATAATTGTTTACCTTATTTCAAAAATGATGTATAATATAAGGGTAACCAATGAGGAGCTTAGTTATGAAAATTGAATACTTTACAATCACTGCGACAATGGAAAATGGTGACAAGTGGGAAACTCGTCGTCACACTCGTGAAGGTCTGACTGCTGTTATCGACAGCATTTGGAAGGATGACAAAGTTGCGTCATTCACAGTTGTTGAAAAGGTAGCAGCATAATGAATAAGTATGTTGAAGCAACTCTGGCAACAGTTACGACTGTCGTATTCACTTTTTTATTAGTTTACACATTTATTATGTAAGGAGAGTATAATGGCTCATCAAGTTGAAACAATGGCATACGCAGGTGAAGTTCCATGGCACGGTCTTGGAGTTCCTGTATCAAATGATCTGACACCAGCACAGATGATGGATAAGGCTGGCTTGAACTGGAATGTAGATGAGATTGATTGTTATATCAAGACTCGCAATGGTGAAGTTAAGACTGGTCAGAAGGCTCTTGTTCGTAGCACTGACGACAAGATCCTGACTACAGTTGGTGAGAACTGGAAGCCATGTCAGAACTCAGATGCATTCGAGTT